TCAGCCTGGACATCCTCACGTCAGACGGTTCGGGGATGAAGGCTCACGGACGAGTCGCAGTGCGACTACTCCAAAACAATTTCAACGTTGCAGCTCTAAGGACTCTAGACGTTCTTCGGAAGGAAGAATGGATCGCTTTCGATGAACGGGTGATTGAAGTTGCCCGCAAGAGATTGGTGGGTATCAACGATCTCCAGAGTCGGGGCCTAACGTTCAACATCGCGAACGCCCTCGGAACTACAAGGGTCGAGTGGGAAACGGTATCCGACATGGATCCCGCCAACATAAGCATGGCGGGGGTAACGGCGGGTGAGCGTGATAGGGTCGTGTTCGCTCTGAAAAACGTCCCTCTGCCGATTGTCCACAAGGACTTCCGCATCAACATTCGAGCGCTAGAAGCCTCACGTAAGTTGGGACAGACGCTCGACACCACGCTGGTTGCTCTCGCCACTCGGCTGGTATCCGAGCAGCTGGAGACGATTCTCTTCAACGGGACTACCCTCGTAGCCGATGGCGGTTCGATCTTCGGGTATACGACCGCTACAAACCGCAACACGGGATCCCTCACGGGTGACTGGTTCCTGACGGCCCAAACTGGGGAAATCATTCTCGGTGACGTCCTCACGATGATCGATGTTGCGATCGGCGACAACATGCACGGCCCGTACGGCCTGTACATTCCGCGATCGTACTTCGTCAAGTTGCTGGAGGATTTCAAGGCCAACAGCGACAAGTCGATGATCTCCAGGATCATGGAAATTCCGGATCTCGAGTTCATCCGGTTGTCGAAGGATCTATCGGATGGAGGTACCGGGGAAGTTCTCCTGGTTCAAATGACCTCCGATGTCGTGGACATGATCGACGGCATGCAGCCCACCTTGGTGGAATGGGAAACCGAAGGCGGGATGATCACCAACTTCAAGGTGATGGCCATCATGATTCCGCGGATGAAGGACGACGCCGCCCTGCAGTCCGGAATCGTCCATTATTCGGTCTAACCCCAACCTAAGGGTGTAATATGAGTATGGTGAAAGTCACTCTAATGGGTGGGAAGCATCGAGTTCAAAACCCAGCAACCGGGGAAGAGAAGGTCTACCGGTCGGGTGATGAACTCGAGGTTTCAGAAGCCACCCAAGCCGCGGATCCGAAGAGGTTCCAGCTGTACCGCGAATACCTCCCAACTCCAGAGAGGGATGGTGTAGCTGCCGCTGCAGAAGTAGCGGCTGCAGAGGATCAGGCTGCAGCCATTATTGTCAAGGCAAAAGAGGAAGCTGAGGCAATCACAAAGGCTGCCACAGCAGATCTCCCGGCAGAAAGCGGGACTGGAGGTTCCTAACGGTTGCCGCTGCCTGGAGCGTCTCGGTGTCTGCTCTAGGCGTCCTGCAAGGGGGCAAGTTGGTCGCTTGCCCCCTTGTCTTCAAACCTGAAGGTTATAGTGGCGAACAGAGTGACGGACGATGAAGTCCACGGGATCATGATTGATCTCGATGACACGGTGGATACCACACCGTTCATCGAAACGGCTAATCTAGTGATCACGGAGAAGCTCGTAGGTAAAGGGTTGACAGATGCCATGCTAATTAAGATCGAACTTTGGCTATCAGCCCATTTTGCAACGCTAGATGTCGAAAAAGGAGGGCTTAGATCCTCCAAACTAGGTGAAGCTGACGAGTCCTACGTTTGGACTAGAGGCGGCTCTGGATTCGGGACTACAAGATACGGACTTACAGCAATAGCCCTTGACACTTCAGGGATTCTACAAACGCTTAGTGCACAGGGCGCAGCAAGGTTAACAGTCGTCTAAGCAGAGAGGTCTAATATGGCCGTCTCAACAAGGATCGGTAGGGGTTCTGGTCAGATCTGCGAGAACGCTTTCGCTATCACCCCGAATGACGGTGCAGACCTCGCACAGCCGGGTATTCTCTGGGTTGGAGGCGTTGGTGACCTTACAGTTGACACTCTCTTCGAGACCAGCGTGCTTATTTCGGCGGTTCCTGCCGGAACTTTAGTTCCTCTGGTTGTCAGGAAGGTACACGCAACGGGAACGACGGCAACTCTCATTGTAGGGTTTTACTAAATGCAGCTCAAAAACATGAATCAAGATGTAACCCACTGGGTTGCCACACGAGACGGTTTCGGAGCCTTCACTTGGGGGGTACCAGTTGCTCTTAGGGGAAGATGGGAAGACAAACTAATGCAGTTCAGAGATCCGTCAGGAGACGAGCAGCAGAGCCAAGCAATCGTTTACTTTGACGGCTCCTTGACTGCTGAGGCTGCCGTAGGTGTAGGGGACTACCTGTTCAGGGGAACTTCAGCAGCCGTAGATCCCACCGCGGTGGTTGGAGCGTTTCCCGTCAAACAGTTTGAAGACATCCCCGACCTTAGATCTCTGCGAACTCTACGGAGAACCTTTCTATGAGCCGCCCTCTTAGGTTCTCCATCGGATATCAGAGAGCCACTAGGTCGATGTCTGGAGCTACAGCAAAGACCCGAAATCAGGTTATACGACAGTTTAATGAAATCAACAAGAGGCTGGACCTGCTCGGTAGGGCTATCGAGCAGACTACTAAAGAGGTTGCCGAAGAGGCTTTAACGATTATCTTCGACGCTTCTCAGATCCTCGTACCTGTTAACACAGGTGATCTAAAAGCGAGTGGATATGTGGACGTGAGGAGGGTTGGAAACAAAATCGTTGGGGAGGTTGGGTATGCCCCTAGAAATGATCCCCCCTACGCGCTGTTTGTTCATGAAAACTTGGAGATGCATCACAAGCCTCCTACTCAGGCCAAGTACCTCCAGAAGGCTGTTGAAGACAACGCCGGGAAGATAACCGCACTAATTATCAGCCACCTAAGGATGGGAATATGACTGATATTGCGGTTGGTATTAAGGATGTGCTCGAAGTAGCGTCCGTAGGCACGTTTGGAGCCACTACAGGGTGGGGGATCTTCATCTCGAGGGAGCCGGATACCGATCAAGACACAGTCATCACAATCTACAACACGGGAGGAGAGGATCCGAATCCTAGGTACCTTCTCGACTTTCCTAGTGTTCAGGTAAGGGTTCGAGGTGATAGAGGTGGTTATCAGGCAGCTCACACGAAGGCAGTAGACATCAGAGACGCTCTCCTAGGGCTTCCTAGTCAACTACTAAATGGAGATCAATGGGTAGCTGTAAACGAAATTGGTAGTATCAATCAACTGGGCTACGACGAGAATGATCGTCCTCTCTTCACTCTAAACTACGGGTTGATTATTCAACCGGCGGCTGGGGGCAACAGAATAGCGTTCCCTTAACCATTTGACAAACAGAGGCTAATATGGCAGCCAAGTTAATACAAGTCTCGGATGATGGGGGATCTAACTTCCTCACTCTGCCTGGAGGTACTGGCTCGTTTAACAACGAATCGGAGCAGATTAACGACACTGTTTTCGGTCAGACCTTTCAATCGAACGAAACTGGTCTGATCGGGTGGTCGGTCGAAGCACAAGCCTTCTACAAGGGATTCGCGGGTTACATCACTACGGTGAAGAAGCAGAACACCTCCACGGGGATGACAACGGAGGCTATGACACTTGTCTCCGGGAAGATTTTCCAGATCGACGACGCAACTAAGGAGATCTGGGATCGTAACGGAGGTACGTTCACTATCTTCGATAACGCGGTCGACAAAACCGCGGACGTGGAGTTCATCGACTACCTCTTCGGGACCATCACGTTCTTCGACGCCTTCTCGGTTGTAGAGCCGGTTACAGTTACAGGATTCTTTTTCACGACTACAACCCTTGGAACGGCAAACGCTTTCACAGTTACTCAAACCGCGGATCCAATTGAGTCTACCGACTTCGCCACAGCTCAGGCAAACAGTGGGCTCCGAACTTTCGATCCGGGGCTCAGAACCGTGCAGGTCGAGCTTACTGGGTTCTACACTCTCGCTAACGCGTTCCTTGCCGACTTGAAAGCGAGAAGTGAGGTAGTCATCGAGATTAACCCTGACGGAGTGGCTGCTACAGGATCCTTGATGAGAGGGTTCTTCCTCATCGCCTCGGAGGCGCAATCCGGAGACGTGGGGGCTCTGGAGGAAGAGACGACTCTCTTCACTCTGCAGGTTCCCACGGATCCTGCCGATGTGGCCCCTGCTGGTGGGTACCCTCAGCCTCCTCAGATCCCTTTCGGGTGGCAGCACGAGACGGGTACCGGAGCAATCGACCCAGCTATCAAGATCGTTCTCGAGGCTTGGGACAACGAAACAAAAATCGATGTACAGTACCTTTCCGACGGCGTGGCGGGCATTAAAGGCAAAGCAGTTGTCACGGATGTCTCGCTCACCGGTGGACTGAGCGTTATGAACGAGTACTCAATCACCATGATGGGTGATGGTGCTCAAACCGTCGTGTAATAGTTAACCAGCCTAATAGAGGAATATATGGCTAAGGACAATAAAGGCGGCAATGGCCTTGATAGGTCTGCTCGTGACCAAATCCGGGATAAGATTCTCGGGCACAAACAGCACTTCAAGACGAGTATCATCTCGTTGTTCGGCGCGGAGATTGAACTCAGACAGCCTACTTTGGGGCAGATCCTCGATGTCCAAGAGGGTACAACAACCAAGGAGGCTATCATCAAGATTCTTATCCAGTACAGCTATGTTCCCGGCACCAACGAGAAGGTGTTCGATACAGGCGACGAAGCAGGCCTGTTGGCTCTTCCCTACGGAAAAGATCTCTCTACCATGAACGAAGCAATTAGGGTGCTTACGGACATAAACATTCTGGGCGAAGAAAAAAACTCCGTGAGCACCCCGAAGGACGCAACGTCCTCCTAGTTGCTGAAAAGTTGGGGAAGTTCGAGTGGGAGATACTCGATGATATGCCCCCAACTGAGTTCGCTCGGTGGTGCGCTTACTACAGGATGCAGACTGAGGACGAGAAGGTAGCTCACAAGGCTGCTAAAAGGCCTCGGTCTAAGATTGCAGGGAGACGTCGCTAGTGGCTAGGCTAGGGCAAGTTACATTCGGGATAAGAGCTGAGCTCCGCCAGGTTAAGAAGGAGCTAGATACTCTGAAGCAGAAGATGTCGAGAACTGCCCGCTCTACTGCTGGAATGACCGATACCCTTCGTAATCTTCAGTCAGCATCCGTTCTCGCCGTTGGACCTCTAAGTGGTATTGGTGCTCGTATTACAGCTCTGGGAACCATCACTAATAGATCCACTATCGCCCTCGCCGCGATGGTAGGTGTGGTAACCCTGTTTGGTGTTGTACTCGGCAAACTCTCGTCCTCAACCGTACAGGCAACCTTAGCTATAGACAAGATCATGGCGGGCCTAATTGTAGCTACGGGCTCGACTAAGGCTGCTAAGGAAGAGTTTGACTTCTTAGCTGAAACATCTCTTAGGCTGGGTGTAGATCTGGCTTCGTCAGCTACAGAGTATGCCAAGTTAGCAGCCGCGGCAAAGGGCTCGAAGCTCGAGGGGGAAGAGGTCCGGAAGGTTTTCACTGCTATCTCCGAAGCAGCCGTCGGACTACGCCTGTCGAATGATCAAGTGGCCGGTGCCTTTAGGGCTCTTCAACAAATGATGTCCAAGGGGACAGTACAATCGGAAGAGATTAGAGGCCAGTTTGGTGAAAGAATTCCTGGAGCCTTCAGGTTAGCGGCGAAGGCTATGGGCGTGACAACTCAACAGCTCGGCAAAATGCTGGAGCAAGGGCAGGTACTAACTGACGACTTTATGCCTAAGTTCGCAAGGGTTATTCATGAAGAGTTCGAGCAGGCAGCCGTTAAAGCCTCTAAAAGTTTACAAGCCTCACTATCAAGGCTTTCTACGACTTGGCTGCTACTTCGTAAGGAGATCGACGAGACCCTCGGGGTTAGTGACTCTTTCCAGGGGATTGTTGATTCTTTAATAGGAGGCCTCAGAGCTCTTAATAGGAACCTCGAACGGACAGTTATAGTAGTGGGAACGGTTAGCGCCGCTATGGCTGTGTTCGCTATTTCTCCCGCAGTTGTCAAGGGACTTATTCTGTTGGCTACTTTGATTAGACGTGTTGCAGTATCTTTAGTTGTTCTAGGGGCGGTTGCTGCTACAGCAACAACAGGGCTAGCAGGAACGCTTATTCTGTTGGCTAAGTTCGCCGCAGCTATAGGTGCTGGCGCGCTTGCTATGCACCTTCTTGAGAAAGCCCTAAAGGAGATCCCTGACGAAGCAGACGACCTGAGTAAAACCATTAAGGAACTGACAAAGATACAAACGGGGTTCGCATCTAGTACTGGAAAGGCTGCAAAGAAGGTGCAGAATTTGGTTCTAGAGCTGGCCGAGCTCGAGAATATCCGGACGATCGTAACAGCTATCACCCCTGAAGCCTCGAATATGAGTAAGGAGTTTCAGGAGGCCTTCAAGATCATGCGGAACATCCCTGATAAGGAGATGCTAGCTATAGGACAGGGCATGCTAGAGGCTGGCATTAAAGGCGACAGTTTCACGCATGCACTCGTGAACCTGATCGTGAGAATCCGAGATCTGAAAAAAGAGTTGAAAGACCTCACGGCGCAACCTACAGGTGCCGTCGTAAGGATGACCGAAGCCTTTGGCGACCTGGATAAGGCCATCCCTATTGAGGGGGCGAAGCAATTCCGAAAGGCTTTCCAGGAGGCGGGAGCCATTATCAGGGAGGTTGAGGGTGACGTTGCAGCTTTTGACAGGGCAGTTGCGGATATCAGATCTAAGGAGGCTTTTGGGCTTCTCACCACTGAGCAGGCAGTAGAGGGGATTAAGTTACTTCGGGAGGCACTGTTTGGCATAGCTCTTCCTGCGCGTCAGGCAGCTCTGGCTATGGCGCAGATAGAGACCGACATAGGCGACGCCGATGCTGCAGCTAGAAAGCATGTTAAGGAGCTGAATATTCAGATCAAAACTCTACGGCGTACGGCTGAGGCTACAGATAAAGGTACACAGGCGTTGGAGAATCTCCAAAGAGCCTTAGCTAGTGAAGAGGAAGCTCGTAGACAGGAACAGGTGCTGAGGGATCTAGGAATAGAAACAGGGTCGGTAGCTGCAAAGATGAGGGAACTAGAAGCTGCTCAGCTTCTCGCCAACAATGCTGCCATTGAGGCCGCTAAGAAGTTTACGGTGCAAGCTGTTACGTTCCAGAATCTAGCTGACACTATCTCCTCGGGGATGGCTCAGTGGATTGTAGATGGAAAAGAATTCAGTTTGGTGTTGAAGGATATCATCAACGACCTAGCTAGAATGGCCGTTCGAGCTGCAATCGCGAACAACATCATGGCAAACCTGTTCGGTTTCACTCCAGCTCCTGTCTCAACAGGTTTGCCTACATCGCCTGTTGGGGGGACACCCGGCATAGGAGGCGGACCTGCATCCACTCCCACGATGGCACTAAACAGAGCAGCTGTTACGACCCCGATACAAGCGCTACAGGCTCAGCGAGGAGTCGGAGGTAGAACCCGCGGTGGAGGAGACACCTTTATTGTCAACGTGAACGCACCTAATTCAACTCCGGGTTCCGAGATACGAATTACACAAGCCATCAGGAACATGGGTGACTCGACCTATCGGAGGACTATCAGAGCCATTGCAGCCTCTCGGGCTAGAGGAGGTAGGTAATGGCAATCACATATCCCCTTACTCTCCCGACAACCCCTGACTTTAACGGATCCGCCTTTTCTATGACGCACTTTGTGGCTATGGTAAGATCAGAGTTCACGGGGCAAACGCAAGCTCAAGCTCATCAAGGGGCTCTGTGGAGGGCTAGTCTATCTCTCCCTCCTATGAAGAGACCTGCTGCAGAACCATACATAGCCGCCTTGATGAGCTTGAACGGAAGGTTAGGTACGTTTTTCTTGGGTGACCCCCTTGGGCGCACAGCAAGAGGTAGCCTCCTAGGAACCCCGTTAGTAAACGGGGCCTCACAGACGGGTCTTGAGCTCATCACAGACGGATGGACTGTTTCGTCTAACGGCGTACTGCTGCCTGGAGATTACATCCAACTAGGGTCTGGAGCTCTTACCAGACTCTACAAAGTCATGAAGCAGGTCGACGCTGACGGCAGTGGTAACGCCACCATCGACATTCAACCCCGCCTCAGAGAGAGTCCTGCTGACGGTGAGGCTTTGATTTTCTCCAACACTAAGGGAACGTTCAGACTCGCCTCGAACACGAACGCTTGGGATGAAGTACTCGCGGAGTTCTACGGTATACGGTTTGACGCTATTGAGGCTTACTAATGGCTGATCGGGGTCTCACGTCCGGAGTGGTAGACGAGCTCTCCAAATCCGAGGTACGGATTGCAGTGTTCGTAGAGGTCGAGTTTGCTACAGGGTTCCTCAGAATCTGGAGCGGAGTGGGGGATATCATCTTCCAAACTAACACTTACCTGGGTGCTGGAGGGCTCTTAACCGTGAGGCCCGCATCAGAGAGCTCCAATCTAGCCCCCAATGGGATAGAGGTAACTCTTGACGGTGTAGATCCTGCAAACATCTCCTTGGCACTAGGAGAAGCACGTCAAGGAAAAACCCTTAATTGTTATCTGGGGTTTTTAGACTCTAGCGAAGCTCTCATTGCAGATCCGGCATCTCTCTTCAAGGGTAGAGTGGACACCGTCAAAATAGACGAAGCCGCTGAGACCGCTAAGGTTACAGTTTTCGGGGAATCTCGAGTAGTTGATCTGCAGAGGATAGGCAGGAGGCGCTATACGATGGAGGACCAAAAGAGAGATTTCCCTAGCGATCTAGGAATGTCCCAAGTAAACGCTATTCAAGAGTGGCAGGGAGATTGGGGTAAGCCTATTCCTCCAGACAATCAAGTCACCCCACCCAACTTCGATCCTCCCGAGGAGAGCGATCCAGAGTGGTGGGAGCCCGGCTACACCCCTGGTGGCAACGAACAACCTGAGCTCGAGGGTGACTAGTGAGGATTGAGGGTTGGGAATCTAGATTGGCGGCTGCTGTAGAGGAGGCCAAAGGTAAGACTTTCTCGTACGGGAAGTTCGACTGTGTGCTTTTCGTTATGGACGTTGCTAGAGACCTAACTGGAAAGGACTTCCTCGAAGGACTAGGGATCAGAGGTAAATATAAGACTAAAGCCGAAGCTGCGAAGCTTATTGTAAAGCTTGGAGGTAAAGGAGGTTTTAAGGGTGCCGTAACCAAAGCCATAGGGATTAAGCCCAAACCCCCAGAGTTCGGTAGTCGAGGGGATGTAATGATGTATCGATCCTCTACACCAGAGAACCATTTGGGGATCTGTATAGGATCTAAGGTGGCAATCCCCTCTGAGAAGGGACTGCTATTCATAGATTTGCTAGATTGTACTTGTTGCTGGAACATTTGAATGGGCAAGCTCAATAAGGACACACTACTAGCAATCGGGGTAACCCTAGTAATTTTAGCTTTCCCCCAGTTTAGCTTCGTCACGGCCTTCTCTCCATCTTTCTTCTTCCTCGGTGTCTCCTATATCCTTCAAGCTACCTCATATCAGCCGGAAGGAGATGGCGGAGAGGGACTAGCCTCTGCAGCAAGAATAAGGGGCCGAGGACTCAATATTAGAAATCCCGTAGCTCCCTGGAGAGTAATCTACGGGCATCAGAGGGTCGGTGGAGTAGTTGTGTTTATCCATCTAACTGGAATTAGCAGGAACTCTCTTCACATCGTGATGATTCTGGCCGGGCATGAGGTCGAGGCCATCGACACCTTATACCTCAACGGGAAGCCTGTTCCTCTCGACGGAAACGGATTTGCTTTCGCCCCTCCCACTCTCCTGGACAACGTCTTCCTGCCAGCTGACGTTAACGTAGCGGACAATCATATTACCAAGACAGCCAACGGCCTCCTGGAGAATATGAGGATCAGGATGACGTCGAATGGTACTCTCCCCGCAGGCCTGGTGGTGGATCGAGACTACTACGTTCGACGTATTGACGCTAACGACTACCGCCTGTCGAAAACCTTCAACGGGCCGGTCATCGATATAACCGATACTGGTACAGTCCCTAACGACACCTTCGTTCCAGCAAACGTCAATATTGCGATTGACAGTATCACGATGACCGGTCACCCGTTTACGGCAGGCGATACCATCATAATCACTAACGACCTTAACGATCCACCCGAGCCGCTGACGGAGAACACTAACTTCTTTGTACTGTTTATTGACGCTAACATCATCAAGTTGTCAACTACAGCCGGCGGATCCCCAATTGACCTTACCGATATTGGTACAGGAGTAAACACTATTACGGCGCACCACTCCTCGAACGTCCCCTTAAACATGAGGGACTTTACAGGTAAGGTTCTTGTCGAGAAAGCTTTGGGATCTCCTACTCAGGTTGCCCTTCCTGGATTAGTTACCAACATAGGGGACGCCAATTTGTGGGGGTCTAACCATCGGCTTCAAGGAAGGGCCTACGTTTACGTAAGACTTCAGTGGGACAACGAGCTGTTCTCCTCCGGGATGCCTACTATCACCTTCGACGTAAAGGGCAAAAAGATATTCGATCCCGTCACTGATACTACAATTTTCAGCAATAATGCCGCAATGGTAGCCGTCGACTATCTAACCGATCCAAACTTCGGTCCCGGTGTTCCTATAGCTGACGTCAATGACGTCTTGTTTGTCGCAGCTAGGAACATATGTAACGAGTCTGTATCTCTAGCAGACGGTACCTCGGAAAGTAGGTATCTGGCCGATGGGGTTATCGTTGCAAACCGTACTCACAGATCGGTTATGAGAGAGCTACTCTCTGCCATGGGTGGTAAGATGACCTACGTCGGGGGGAACTTCAACTTCTACGCCGCAGCTTACAGAGCTCCTACAGTGTCTTTGGCCGAAATTGACTTTGTGGGTCCTATGGAGATCCAGAACCTAATACCCAGAAGGGAGAACTTCAACTCCGTTAAAGGAGTATATGTCAGCCCCAACAGTGACTGGAAAGCAACCGACTACCCCCCTTATAACCGTACTATCGACCAAACCTTCGCCCCTGGGGACGTCAACATCGGTACAGACCGTATAGCTATCACGGCTCACGGATACTCTGACGGAGATGCAATTGAGTTCACTTCCACGGGGACGCTACCCTCACCTTTAACCGTGGACACACGATTCTTCATTATTAACAAGACAGACGACGACTTTCAGATATCCACCACTCGAGGCGGCTCCGCGCTCGATATTACATCACAAGGGAGTGGAACTCACACAGCTACGACGGACCCCTATCTAAACCTGGATGAAGTTAACAGGGTGTACCAAGAGGTGTCGTTTCCTTTTACTATATCTTCCTCTATGGCGCAGAGATTGGCCAAAATCTTGCTGGAAGAGGCTCGACAGTCTATTACGGTTCAGGTTCCTGGGAAGCTCACGGCCTTCGAAAACGTCCCTCCCGACGTGGTGAATGTCAGCAACTCCAGGATGGGCTGGACGAATAAGCCTTTTGAACTCATGAAGGGCTCGATTGTCGTTAACAGAGATCAGGGAATCGGATACGACATGGTTTGGAGAGAGACTGCCCCGGATGTATATGACTGGTTCTCAGCAGATGAGAAGCAGATTGATCTAGCTCCCAATACTGATCTGCCCAATCCTTTCATTAACGATGCCGTCCCCGCGAACCTTGCACTGGCGAGCGGAACAGTCCAACTATTCCTCAGGCTGGATGGCACTATATTTTCTCGGATCAAGGTGTCCTGGACGGCTCCAGACGACATCTATGTCATTAACGGTGGGATCTTTGAGATCCAGTTTAAAAAGAGTGCTGACTCCACCTTCCTAGCTGCAGGCATCACAGACGGCTCAGTCGCTGAATTCTTCATACTAGATGTCGAGGACGGACAGAACTACGACGTGCGAGTTCGGTCAGTAAACAGCCTTCAGGTCAAAAGTGCTTTTGCAACAGTTACCGCACACACTGTTATCGGTAAGACTGCACCCCCAGCTAACGTCACCGGGCTCGCCGGAACTGTAGTAAGAGGAGGTATCCGACTTACGTGGAATGCCGTTACCGATCTTGATCTAAAAGAGTATATAATCCGTCAGGGCACTGTGTGGGTTTCAGGTTCAGCTGTAGCTACAAGGAAGGCACTAGAGTTCTTCGACGAGAATGTCGAACTAGGTGCTAACGACTACATGATCAAAGCAGTAGACACTACTGGCAACGAATCCACTACAGAGGATCCCGAGACTATTACTTACGTAGCATCTCTAGCCCCCACGTCCTTTGCGGGAGCTATCGTTAGAGGAGGAATTCGCCTTACTTGGACAGGGGCCACGGATGTCAATGCAGATCTAGCCGAGATCCGCACGGGGACTGTATGGAGTAGCGGCACTCCTATTATGAAACGTCGTGCTGGAGAGTTCTTTCACGAGACAGTGCTCCTTGGCAACAACAACTTCATGATCAAGACTATTGATGTCTTCGGGTTCGAAAGTGCAGCTGAAGCCACCCTTCTGGTTGTCTATCCCGCCCCTCCAAATGTAGTAAACTTCTTTGTGGTGCAGAACGCGGGCACAGTTCTACTAGGGTGGAAGGACGTCGTGTTTATCAATCTCCACGGGTACACCCTTAGATACCGTAAGCGTACGGGCACGGGAGGGTGGGATAGTGGAATTGAGATTACCGATGTCGATAGAGGTACCTCTCACACCACTATCTCGGTGCCTCCAGGTGACTGGACGTTCATGTGTAAGGCAGTTGATGTCTTCGGTTTTGAGAGTACAACCGAAGCCACAGCGGACGCAGTGGTTCAGAACATTAACGCCGTCATCACCGACGACGAACACGCCAACGACGCGGGCACCCCACCTCAGTGGCAACATACTGCAGTAAACTTTATTACGGACCACTGGACCGGCAGGATGCCTATTGACGATCAGACTGCTGCAGTAGGGGACAACTTCAACGTGTTCGACGACTACATCGATAATCCATTTGCAGAAAGCTCTTATACCACACAGGAGTACGTTCTGGCAATCACTGCAGACGTCAGGCTGTACGCCGAAATTGAGGCTGATTTGCATCCCATTGAAATCACAACAGCCGACTTTGCCTCCCTCGAGGTTAGTGTCGATCCTGACGGTTCGGGCTTCGACCCCTTTGAGCCCTTCACTGCAGGCATCAGAACGGTGAAGAAGGTAAAGTTTAGGATGGTGTTCGATAACACAACCGGGGAGGGGGTAGGAATCGGATTCAGAACCCTTATCGATCAGCCTCCGAGGGAGGAGAGAGCTAAAGACGTTGTCATAGCGGTAGGAGGCACTCAGATAACGTTTGCTACGGAGTATCTAGAGACCCCAGTGGTCAAGATCACTGTGGAGCAGCCACCCGCAGATCAAGTGTTCGGGGGGTATAAGAACAAAACGAGTACAGGCTTTAAGATCTTCATTTTCAACAATAACGGCACCGATGTCGGAGGTGTCGCAGACTGGGAAGCAAGCAACATTTAGTAGTAACGATTAATCGGAGCTGAGAATGGCTACTAAACTACCAGATTCTACTACTCAGTCAGGAACAGTATACAAGACTGCTCTTGATAACGGGATCGTCCAGTACTTGTACGGTGATGTCGTCGTTGGGACTGGTGCCGAGGTCACGGCAGGGGAAGCCACCAACACCATATCCGACTTTGCAGCCGCTGTTGCTGCCGGGGATCGAGTCTTCATCCGCAATGGGACCCACACTCAGACAGCTGACATACTCATTTCGGTGGTAGATGTTGAAATCTTCTTTGACACGAACGCGATAATTGCCAAAGCCTCAACATTCACCT